ACTGGTTCTTCTTTCATCGGAGTAAGATTTTCCAACTTGTCTGTGGAACAAGTGATTTCAAATTTTAGGACATGATCCTGCTGCCTAAAATCGTATCGTATCAGGCGACCGTGACTCATGTAGAAGAATTCAATTCGTAGATCACTGATTGATTTGAGGGATCCAGAATGAAACTCGTGGGTCAACTTGTCGTCTTTACCATTCACGTTCACAAAGTCAGTTCCATCCAGGAGAATGTGACCCGTGTAATAGGGTGTTTGTCCCGAGGACGGTAGAGTTTGGCTCATCTTTTCAGGTCCAGACGATATACGCAGTACCAGAGAGTTCGGTCCATTCAAGTTCATCGCACTAAAATCAGTGGCAGCGCCGCCGACTATGTCCACGTCCAGGGGAAGAAAACCCAAAACCTGGTGCATTGTGGTGTGCTCCGAACTCGAATCGTCGTACCCGTCTTGTCCGGTTTTAAAGAAGAATGTGAGCTGCTGAAGATTATTCCCATCCGGGTCCGTGGGTTGGCCTATCAACAACTTATTCCTATCGGCGTCGTATGAAAACTGAAAATTGTAGCCGCCAATACTACTGAAAGCTGCTGCAATCTGCTGTCCAGTGACTAACGGGTGGTTCGACCCGTCTTGAATGTTAACGGTAAAATCTTCTGTCGTCCCCCCTTGTTTCGTCGCTCTAAACGGAATGGTATTATTCGTAGCACATACGGGTAATTGTGGTGTAGGGATCCGTGCACTCACCAATTTAATCTGTGACACGTCGTATATAGGAGTTTCCAGGTTGATGACATAGTTATTCGGGTTGGCATACAAAGAGGCGTCCCTCTGACCACTATCGATAGTCAACTGATGAACCTTCATTAAAATATAGGCATAATATTTTAATGAGTGTTTTCGTTTACATGTAAATACTTTACTGGTAAAATTGATGCGCGAGGGGGTTGTTCTGAAGCTGCCTCTTGGCAATTTCCAAATTATTCACATGAGGGTTACCCTGTCCCTTGTAGGCGTTGAACTGATGGTAAGGTTTCTGTTGATAGTTTTGAGTCCACCCACCGTTCGCAGCATTAATGCGACCGTCTATGCGACTGGTGTCACTACGGACAGCTGTGACTGTGCCACCCTGCTTCAGAGCACTCTCACGAACATTCATGCGACCAGGGTTACCCATGCGGTTGGGCTTACCACGCTTATCTTCGGGGCGGTAACCATTCTTCATGAGCTGCTCGTTATTCTTCATGTTCATCTGAGCAGCGGCGGTGTTCGTGTAGCCACCCTTAAAGTTGGAAATCCCTGGAGCGGGCTGGTTGTAATGCATGAACTGACCACCATTATTATCACCCTTGAAACGTGTGGGGTCTTGGGCAGAAGTTGTGGCAGAGATGACACGCTTCGCACCGTTGAATCCCAGGTTATCACCACGGTAACCAGTCTCCGATCGGTTAGTTGTTTTCTTTGTCCGTTCGTGCTCGTTACGGGGGACAACACCAGTCATACCCTGAGCTCTTCCGGGCATAGTGGGGAGTCGGGAAGGCATGTGCGCTGTCGTCGCGGGTTTGTTGTGTGTCAACTGACCGACCACCGCAGCCCTACCACCAGTTCTATCAGCTGCATGTCCGGTTCGTCCTGGAAGTGTAGTTAATTTGTATTCACCGACATTAACAGGGTTGACACGTAACATTTGTTGGAAGCCACCTGTGGCTGGGACGTTGGCTCCGACACCTAATCCGGGACCTACCAACTCCTTCTCTATCGGGGACAGGTTGTTCATTCTTCCATGGTCATACATCCGGTTTCGCATGTCCATCATTTCCTGGCCACTGGTGCGAGACTGATTGGCTATGTCACCAAAGTTCTTCATTTCCTGTTTATGGGAAACGTCGACGGGTGGTTCAAAATTGTCCTCTTCAACGACGACCGGTCTATTTACAAATAATGGTTCGGTAGTAACTTTGGGTGGTTGAGTTTTCGTACTCAAGTTACGACCAGCGTATACAAGACCCGCTACAGCCATAAGCGAAATGGGATCAGCCATTCTTACTTTTTGTTAACATTTTTATTAAGATACCTTTTCTGAAACAAACCATTCTGAAGGTCAGCCCTAGTGCTGGATGGCTCATACTGCATGGTTCTAATCGGCAATTTGCATTCCACATTATTGAGAGGGAAGTAATTTTTTTCATACGTTTGCACTATATGCTTGTTGAAACGAGATGTGCTCTGGGGACGAAGTTGATCACTCACGTCGATGTGCTGAGCTGGGGAACCCTTACCCGCCTTGTAAGGGGCAGTCCCATAAAGCACTGTGTTGGGTCTGCACCCGCCACAGTTCACTGGACCACCCGGCTGAGGATAAACGAAAACCTCATCGGTAGCTTTGGTAGGGGGCAAAGCACCACTGTTCTGAATGATAGAAAGGCCAGGTTGAAGCTGATACGCCATTTACTATACCATGAGATATTTATATGTATGTCCCACCCCGTGGACCCCTTATATCACCATCACCACCAAGTCCGGAATACGCCTCGAGTTGGACACCCCTAGCATTTGGATTACAGTGTTTGGAATCACTTTTACACATGGGACCATTCTTGGGTCCATACAGCCATTCCGCAAATTCTGTTTGTCCTCCTGGGATTTTAGATACAGGCATCGTCACAAACTGCCTCTCCATCGCGTTCCTCAGGTATTGGGGCATGGAAGTCCTCGACCGACCACTGTCATAGGGAATACGATCACTCGTGTATCTCTGAACATACGGCTTTACGGAGGGGTAATAACAAGCCTCGAGCCTGTTAGGGGCATGTGTGTAATCAGTCATGAGCACGTTCCCCATGGGGTTGTCCATGGTGGGTTTCTGGCACATATTATTCCCTGTCACTGGCGCTGTCCCATAGCTTTCCTTCACCATTTTCGACTTATAAAGAACGTAAATCACACCGAGAATAGTGACACCGAGTATAAAGACACGGGGATCACGACGGATTAAATATAAAAGTGTGGAAGCGTAAACAATAAACCTCGACGCGGAATTAATCCTGTCTTCTGGGGTCTGCTGACTATTCGGCCAAAATTGTAAAAAGTATTTTTCATCAACGAGCTGGCGAGGATCGTCGAACCAAACCTTCATTTAGTATATGCTCAGGTTTAATTTTTTGGTCCAAGACCACCGAGCATACTACCCATCATCTTCATGAGGGCATCCTCGTTCAGTTCACCACCCTCATCCTGCAGCTGAGACGCGACACCCTGTGCGAGTGCCTCAATCTGAGCCATCTTGTCTGGGGGTAGAGCCATGATGGTAGTTCCAAGCATATACAGGGTCTGCATATACTGCCAAGTGGCATCCTTTGTGTTATTGGACATACGCTCCCAATAGGAAGCGATGTCGAGTTCCTTCAAAAAGTCAATCTTAGAGCACTCCTCGAGGAGAAACTTGTCATCCTTCGCGGAAATCTGATCAGCGTAGGGGGATACACCCTTCATAAAACCATCCACAACGAGACGAGGATTGGTGGACTTCAACACGTCGAAAGACGTGAGCATTTTCTTGATACCCTTTTCATCTGGAAAAGTCTTGTGCAATTCCACAAGAAATTGACCCATCATATCATTGAAAGCAGAGACAGACGCCATTTTCTTAATTTACAAATCAAATCTTTAAGTTTAAAAAGGCTCAGTAGAAATAGCCTCACGTTTACCAATTCCACCAGAAACGATAAAGAACACGAGAATGGCGTTCAGTGTCGCGGGTTTGGTATATTTGTTGAGCTCAAGTTTACCCTCGTTGTTGAGATAAGCCTTGAGATGTATGTAACCAGCTGTGATACCACCAGCAATTAGGGCAGCACTCACGGGATCTCTTAAATAGTTGGACAGGTCTTCCATTTAATTATACCTGGGATTTTTTATACGGCGCTCTGGTGCGTCACCGAATAGGACCCCATCGTCTTCAGTTGGGGGGGGTTGCTGATACTCGGATGGCTGTTCGGGTCCGGGACCTTCACTATATTCTTCGGGCTCGGGATTCTCGATAGGGGGGGCTTGCACACCGGGGACAGTCTTGAATTCATTCTCGAGACCCGTGAGTTGGGGTTCGGGCTGCATAGGTTCCTCACCAGGAATCTCACCCTGAGTTTCACCCTGGACCTCTTCGGGATCCTCCTCAGTGAAGGCGTTTGGGTCGTCACCTTCATCCAGCACCTCGGGGTCAGCGCTATCCTGAACATCCCCATCTAGGGAAATATCACGCGTTTCTTGGGACATATAGGTCTGCAGGATTTGCTGCACGGGGATCAGTTCCTTCACAGTGTTTTCGATACACACACAGAAACGCCTGGTGAGGTTCTCATCCCTGACGTATTCACTCTGTTCCTCGTGGAAAACATAAGGGTCCTTGTAGAGATCACGCGCGGCGTTGTTGTAGCACGTCTGAATGAAGACCTCCTCAGTGGGAAGTTTGAGTGCAATCTTCTTGTTGTCAGCCTTAAGGCGGACAGCAGAGAGAATCTTCGTGCATGCCACAAAGACAGCGGCCAATAGATCGTTAAACCAAGAACAACGCCCGGTGATGTTATCACTGTGTCGCTTAGACATGGCGTTCGACCAATTGGGCACTTCTTTGAGGAGTTTTTGGAACATGATCAAAATCTGCTTCCCCTTGGAGGTGTTTATCGATTCATTATACATTTCCTGAAAAACTTCAATCATAGCTGGGGTCATGATTAAACATAACTGTCCGAGGTATTCCTTCTTGGCTTCGACGAGAACGTTTAAATTGTCCATTTATGATTAAAGGGGTTTTTAAAATGAGATATTACTACGCACCTTCCCTGTATTTGTTCGCCATCTTTTTCAGGTTCATAAGATTTGGGAAATCCTCATCCCCTCCCCCCTTGGGTTCTTGACGTGCTTTCTTCTTCTTTGGGGTGAACCAGGACACGTATATTTCACCTTCGTTTATCATCCGAACCGTGAATCCACCCAGCATAAACTGTCTAGCAACATATCGAGCAGCCTGACCCCTGTCGAATGTGGGGTATCCAACCAAAAAGTTGGGTATTGTCAAGAATATCTGCTTACATCCAAGTTCAACAGATTGTTTTATTTTTGATGAAAACTGTTCATATATTTTGGTGTAGATTTCCTTTTTTATACGTTTTCTCCTTTCATCAATCTTCGTCACATCATTGATGCTTAACATTACTATTTACTGCAATTTATTTTTCACCGTTTCAAACCCACTGGAAACTGTCGATCCAATTTTCCTGAGACCATTGACAAGACTTTGGTCATTCTCAAGGTTTCGCAGAAAGTCGTCTGTTTTTTTCCTCGCTACATTCACGTTTTCTTCTATATCCTCTCTCAACTCAAGAAGTTCAGCGTTTACTCGTTTGGATTGAACATCGGCACTTTCTGGTTCCTCGTCTACATATGGCCTGATAACTTCAAGTTCTGGGTCCCTGAACATTTTCATTGAAGCGTCAAAGTCAGACCTGTCAGGGGTGTGATTATTTCTTATGAGTTTATAGCTCTCAAAGTCCTTCCCCATTCCTTGACCGACGAATGAAAGCGTCTGGTCAGAATTTTGATACCCTATCGGTTGAGATCGGATGGCTAAAAGTCTCAGTGGCTTCTTCTCTTCACCGATGAACCATACAGTCACGGAAAATCCAAACGAAAAACCATCCTTCTTCACTGTCATGAACTGACATTCATAAACTGTATCATCTTTCTTGATAAACTTCTTCATGGACATCGTCTCTATGATGTAGTTCGCTATACCAGTTCTCGCATGAATTTCTTTGTTTGTGAGTAGAACCACACTTTCCATCAGATCCGCGGTGGCATCGTTTTTGACTTGCTCGTAACCCCTCAACTCCGGATAAGGATCCATCAATTGGGTTTGCTTCGGAACTACATACCCTGAGAATCCGAACATATCGTAAGCCTCCCGTTCGTTTGTCAAAATGAAAACGACAATTAATAATATGAAAGCGAGGAGGTAATTCATATTATTAGTATGCGTTAATTTTTTTTAGAATATTACCTTGTGAAATATTAGATGTCATTATTGATCTACAGTCCTAGGTGCAAATTTTCGATGGAAGTCATCGAATACATCAGAAAACATCAACAGCTCAAACAACTCGTGCAATATCACAACATAAACACACAGGGTATACCGGCGAGCTACAAAAGTAAAATCACAAGGGTTCCCACGATGCTCACACAAAACGGTAAAATTTTGGTGGGTAATGAAATCAAGAATTGGTTAGACTCCCTACTTCCAGCTAAGGAGATCTCACATGAGGCGGTGAGTGGAATGGGATGTGCTATGTCTTCCCTAGATGGTAAAGGTGACAACGCTCATATGTTCGCACTAGATGATTACGGTAAATCATTACAACCACCAATGACGAAAGAGCTTGAAGAAAAGATTAGTAAGGATGTCTCAAAGGGGGAGCCATATACAGAGTTAAAGATGTAACACGTTTTACATGTAATTATGAAGTTGGTCACAATACAGGCCGCTGCATTCAAATCCACGTTTGAGGTATTGAAGGATATTCTCAATGATGTTAACATCTACTTTAGAAAAGATGGTATGTATATCGTCACCCTGGACACAGCCCGGACATCCCTGGTAGATATTTACCTGTCAGGTGATAATTTTGAAGAATATGTATGTGACCAGGAGGAAATTATCGCTGGAATCAATATTTCAAATACTTTCAAACTCTTGAAGACAATTACAAACAATGACGTTCTTCATATTGAGATCAACTGCAAGGAATATATGAATATTATGATTTCCAGTGACATGAAAAAGACGAATACGAAATTTCAACTCAAGCTGCTGGACATTAACGAAAGTCGAATTGAGGTCCCAGACGTTGAGATGACCACGATAACAACCCTCCCATCTATAGACTTTCAACGTCTCTGTAGGGACATGTCCAACATAGGGAGTTACATCGAAATCATTCGTTCTGGTAAAGAGATCAAATTCAACTGTGAAGGTGATTTTGCAAACCAAGAGACGTCAATTGAGTGTGTCGACGAGAGTCCAACCATATCCGGTCTATACAGTCTGAAGTATCTGAATATCTTTACGAAAGCTACAAGCATGTGTGCGTCAGTCCAAATTATTCAGGAAACTGGGAACAGGTTCCTAATCCTAAAATACAATGTCGCGAACCTCGGTGAGCTGAAGTTTTACCTCGCCACTAAGGTATCCGAAGATCAGTTGTAAATCCTGTCAATGTCGACACAATCTTTTTCATACCCAAACCGTTTGCCAACATGATCTTGGGCATTTTCTTCTCAAGATGTTCATGCTCGTAATATAAAAAGTCCTTCAATGGAACTTTCTCCTTGTGAAAATCACCTCTCGGTCCTGCATATCTCTTCACCTTCTCAGTGATATTAACCATGGGTTTGTCGTCATGGTCAACAATCCACACACTGGTCAGGGGAATACTGAAATGCATGGTGCTGTCTTCATTTTCACCAGGTAGAAAATTGATATCATTCGTGATGACTGTGTATAGATGACCGTTATAGAAGTATTTCACTCGTAACACAATGTCCTTCACGTTTTGGGGAATCGAAGTGTGCCTGAATTCTGAACCAGTGACGTTAACGTAGAAGTTTTCAAGTATCCCATCCCAATCTTTTGATTCACTTCTCCAAAATGTATCTTCGACGAGGTATTTCAAATTATAGTCGACACTGTATTCGAGTTCCTCCTTCACCACGTGGTAGTCTTTAGGTGTGGTAATTTTTTTGAAAATGAAAATAACATTACTTAAAAAGTTAAACAGCATGTCTATATAAAGAATGGCAGGTAATTTTTTAAGTAGATATAACAATCGAATAAAAGAATGGAAAGACCTGATATGTAAAGAACCACACAACAAAAAACAATATGAAGGGGAGATGTCTGACTACATAATCAAGTGTATGCCTTATATGAATCAATACGCTGATGAGCATAGTGAGAAATCAAATACGGATAATATATTTAATGTCAAAGAAACCGTTGGTTTGAAAAGAAAAGACATTTTCACGGACTATCTGATTGAAGTTGAGAACCAGAACATAGCAAGACCTAGTGAACGTTTAATGGATGAATGTCCCAAATGTAACGAAACGAATTTGACACATTTCCCTGAAACGAGTGACCTAGTCTGTGAAAAATGTGGGATTGTAGTGACGACACTGATAAGTGAAGAACTCACATACAGAGAAGAACAAGAAACATCTGAAAAAATCATAAACTACTCATACAAGAGGGAAAATCATTTCAACGAGTGGTTATCACAATTCCAAGCACAAGAAATGACTACCATACCTGATGAAGTCATAGATCAATTGAGGTCAGAATTGAAGAAGATTAAAATAAAAAACCTTGAAGACATCACACACGCGAAGATTCGCAACTTATTGAAGAAGTTACGACTCAACAAGTACTATGAACATGTCCCGTACATCACAAATATTCTAAATGGAATCAAACCGCCAAATATGCCACAGGAACTTGAAGAACTTTTACGAATCATGTTCAAGGATATCCAGAGACCATTCGACGATAACTGTCCAGCAGAGAGGAAGAATTTTCTTAGTTACTCCTACGTGCTCTACAAATTTTGTGAACTTTTGGGTGAAGATGAGTATCTACAATACTTCCCCCTTCTGAAATCAAAAGAGAAACTTTACCATCAAGATGTAATATGGAAAAAAATCTGCCATGACTTGCGATGGGAGTTTATTCCGACTGTGTGAATTTTTGAAACTTAAGTTGTTCCATTCTTTTAAAAACTTAAGATGATTCAAGAAGAGAAAGCCCTCCTCACACTGTATAATTTAGACAACTATGTGATGCCACAAATGAATCATCTAAATTATGCAGACCCCGCCCTCCAACATTGTATGGAACAGGCTAAATTTCATCTAAACCAGGCTCGAGATCTCCTGGAAGGAGCTGTGATAGATCCGCAGAGACACTATGATGATGCTCAAGAATTCTATCAAATGCTTTCGAGAGTTCTCCCTCTAATGGTTTTATTGAGATCTTTCGGATCTCCACTTCCCGACCAGGGTGAGGAGGGAAGTTCACAAGATACGCAGTCTTCAGACCTGTCAGATGAAGATAGTTACGAGCCTGCAACTCCGCCCCTTCACCAAGAGTCTTAATGGTTTTAAATTCTATGATTTCGTGATCATCGATGATAATGTCAGCCCTGAGTTGACCCACGACGTGACCCCTAAAATTAACTAGAATATGTCTCTCAGATTCATACGGCACCCTATTTTCTCGTAAAAGGACTTCCATCGCGTTGTGGTATACTCTCTCACTGTACCCCGGACCCAGTTCTGAATATACATCTTTGACCATCTGCTCCACGTCAATCATTTAATCAATTCTCAATTAATTTCTCTAAATATCATAAGATGGCAGTCAAGAAAGTGTCTAAAGATCCACCGGTGAAGAGAGCCCTCACTCGTCAAAGATTGGATACATCTGAGAGACGAACATCCGACCGTCGAGAAAAAATGAGAAGGAAGAGAAAATTAGACGTTCTTGAGGCATTACGTAAACTGGCAAAAGGTGTCAAATCTAAAAAATTGAACATACCCAAGAATACTTTCAACTATGGAACCATCATGAAGATGAACATATACAACAGGTCTTTGACTGTTCGGTTGAGTCGGAAAGTGATTAATCAATTGCAAGAGATTTACAAAAAAACATGGACTGAGAATGTTGAATACGTAGGTAGTGTTCCATTCACGATATTTAACACAAGAAATTACATCAAGTTCAACCAGCCAACAGCTCGGACGAATGGAAAGCTCGCTTCAGTAACCCCCAGTGAGGAAGAGCTTACACAATACATCGTGTATCACACCCACCCTGTTCCAGAGAGTAACGCACCCCTCTTTACTTTACCAAGTTCCGATGACTTTAAGGCTTATATTCAATACTACCCATCTATTCAGGCGAATCTCATTCTAGAAAATCAGGGGTATTACATTATTGATTTGATCGATACAAATATGCAGAAACCGAACACAAACACTGTTATCGAGTTATTCCAAAAACTCACATCTGGGGAAAGGTTCCGTAATGTACAACGTGCCTGGGCTAATTTGGGATATTCACGAACTACAAGAGAACAATGGGTCAAGTTTGTGAATAGTTACATAGATCCGATTATGCGCAAACAATCTGGCATATCTGTTCGATACTACCTATGGACTGAACTCGGAACAATCACTCTCCTCAACAAAGACTCACTTATGAACTGGAATCCCCAATAAGACGGGGAGGTGCGGAAGGATCCACCCTAGCTGAACTGCGTGGTTCTATACACGCCGAAGGGTCAATTGTTCCTGGTGCATGTAATACTTTTAGTCTCGTGAGTTCTTGTAATTGTAAATGTATTTGTTTGAGTTCGTTGCATATTTTAATATATACCCACTCCCTCTTTATCGGGAACATCTCATCATCCATGATTTCCATGATCTTTCGTACGTGTTCCATACCTAAGTGAAGCCTAGAATTTATATTAATAAAAAATGCCCTTCATTCAGAATCTTCCCGATGGTATCTTTATCCAGGAGTGTAATGAATTTGACGGCTGGAGTCGTCAGGATCTCCTGGATGAAATTAAACGACTGAAAATGAGAATTAACGAACTGGATGGAGGAACGAATTTGAATCGTTTCGAGAACCGAGTGTATTCACAAAACGGTGAGGACGGCATACTCTTGAAGTTGGTGGAGCTCCTTTACGAAGATACCAAAGATAAGAACTATGTTGAGTTGGGTGTAGAAAACGGCACAGAGTGCAACACCCGTATCCTGCGGGAGAATTCATGGAA